ACCTCTATTCCCAGAACCAATGATGCCAACATAAGTTCTTGCTGATACTCCATCTGCTCTTACATCTCCATCTGCAACACCAACTCCCAAATTTACACCACTAGCAAAACTCGCAGTTCCATCAGTTTTAAGAAAGAAGTCAGATGAGCGAGTACCACCGCCAAAGCCCATTCCGTATGCTGATACTGAGATGTTGCCTTTTTGAGTGCCGTTTTTGTAGAAGGAAAAGATTGACCCATCTGTACCGTTTCTATTTAAAAATTGGACAGAATTGTCGGTCATTGATTGATAACTAACGCCATTTCCAAAAAGAACATGACCATCAGTATCAACTCCTGACGCACTTGTTCTACCCACCAAAAAATTACCATTCGTATCAAGAGATGCTCTAATTGAACTCCCTGCATTTTTAAATACAAAATCTGTTGCTCTTAGAATCATTTGACCCCAAGAAGAAGAAGGGTTGTTGTATGCTCCTATTTGCCCTACAACATCAAGGTTGCCACCCATTTGTGTATTACCAGATAGGTATAGGTCAGAGAATCTATTAGAAGGAGAACCTAATTGGACTGCACCGTCTCTCTGCGCTCCATTTGTGCCTCTTGGTAGGACGGCATCAGAACTTTCGTTGAAGAGCAAGGTTGTATCACCTTTACCAATGTAAAGCTCATCGCCAGAAGTACCAATTCTACCTACGTTTGTGCCGTCTTTGTAAAAGTACTGTATAACACCATCGCTACCTAAGCGATTTAAAAACAGAGGTGCTTCGTTAGTATTAGTTATATCTATCTCACCGCTACCAAAAACTGCTACCCCTGCTGTCCCAAATGATGCCGCAGTCTTACCCACGAGCAAATCACCGCCAGATGTGAGCCTTGCGCGTTCCTGATCGTTTGTATCAAATATAATAGGTTGATTTTCACGTTGAGTAATTCTTGCCGCAACGGAATCATTACCTATAACAAAACCACCTGTAACTTGCGTTGTGTGAGTTGAATTATTAAACGCAATGTATGTTTGAACTCCCCCATACAAACGAGCCACATATCCTGACGTAAGAAACCCACTGGGAGTTGTTCCGATACCAACGTTGCCTGATGAGTCTATTCTCATGCGCTCTACTGGCGATGCACTACTTGCAGATGTACCAAAACGTAATGAGTGATTATTTGCTGTGCTTTCAGCTACCGCATCAATAAAGGTTCCGCGAGTAGTAGTGTTCGTGCCAGACATCCAAAGCCTAACGCCTGTATTTGCATTGCCTACAGGATTTACCAAACTAGCAATTTGTGTTGTAGAGCCTGATGCTGTTTTAGAAACAGTAAGCCCTGTAGCACTCACGCTACCTGAGAAAACTGATGAGCCGTCATAAGCAATAGTAAGCGCATTACTTGCTGATACATTAGGGGCGAAACTAAATTCACCAGCTCCTTCAGCATATCTTATTCGACCTTGAGCAGAACCAACATTATTGTAAAAATCAATATCTAAATTTTGAGCATTGGTTGTAGATTCAATAGCAATTCCAGTTGCACCTGACCCTTTCAAATGTAGCGTTTTGTCTGGTGCAGTGGTGCTTCCCACCATTAATCCCCCATTGGGGATGTTGACGTTGCCTGTCCCTCCGATTGTCATCAGAGAATTACTGCCCTGCGTAAATGTAACATCTCTGCTATTCAACACAGTGTCAATGTCAAGATTACCGCTTGCAGTTAATATGGTATTTGTTATTACATCTGTAAAACTATTGGCATCTACTACGCCATTTACAGTAAGCCCTGTGCTTGTCACGCTACCTGAGAATGTTGCGGCTCCATCACCCTGTAACTTTATTTTATTAACGCCTGCTGAATTTCTTACGACCAGTGCATTTTGTCCGTCTGTTTGCGATAAAATGCCAAAGTCTGCTGTACCGTCCTTATCTACCTTAATGCCCCAATCACTATTGTCATTAGTAACTAGAATGCCTGCATCACCAGTACGGCCGCCTGTGTAATCTACAGTAAGCCCATCGGCTACAACTGAGCCACTGAACGTGGCGTTGCCTGATGAGTTGATTTCTAATTTTGTATCACCTGCAATATTAAATTTATAGTCGCTTGCAAACGCTATTATTTGCTTATAGGCAGATGCGGCTCTGTCATAACTAAATACTACATTTCTTGAATTGCTGTGTTGTGGATTTATTTCAAAACCAGTATTACCACCATCGCTAACGACAAATTTACTACTTGGAGCAGTGGTAGCTCCGACCATTAAGCCACCGTTGGGGATGTTGACGTTATTAGACGAACTAAGCGTCATTTTGTCAGTTGTACCGTTTTGAGCAGTAAAGCGCATATCGTCTGCGCGTAGCTTAAAGATGCCTGAGTTTACTCGTATGTGGCTTGTGCCTGACGAGTAGAATAGTCCCATGTTGTTAGATGCACCAAACCTTGCTTCGCTACCATCTGAGAAAGTTGCAGTGGAGTTAAAGGCAGATGCACCATCTACAGTCAACCCATCGGCTACAACTGAACCTGTTACGTCAATGCCTGTGGAGGTGGTGGCTATTTTGGCTACGTTGTCGTGATACAAAGTTACTGCTCCATCAGCAACAAAGTTGGCCATAGTTTCCGTAGCGCCTTTTTGAATGTAAACGCCAGCACCGCCTGATTCTAAAATTAACTGTCCAGTCCCTTGATCGCTTACCCAGCTATTAGAACCATCATGATAAATCTGTAAGTCTGATGAATCACCAAGAATAATTTTCCTACCATCGTTACCTTTAAAATTTAAACCATTAAATTCCCATTGATTAGCTCCAGCAGTTTGTATTCTTATAGTTCCTGTACCAGCATCATTAATGATAGAGTTAGAACCATCATGATAAATCTGTAAGTCATTACTAGCACCAAACTGTGCTTTGACGTTATCGCCTAGAGATAGGTTGCCTGTGAGTGTGCCGCCTGATAGGGGTAGGAATGAGCCTGTGCTACCCACTTCTACTATAGTAGGGTCATTAGCAGTACCATTGTCTCTCTTGATAAACATTTTGCCATCAGCAGTGTTGATAGCGATTTCACCAAGTTCCAATTGGTTTAATGCTGGTTCATTTCCTGCGGTAGCTGAACGCTTGAGTTTAATCGTTTGTGCCATGTGGCTCTCCTATATGCGTATGTACGCTAGAGATTTATTTAGAATGTACCGCCATCAATTGCTATGTTTTCAACATTTAAAGGGGAAAGAGCATTTAAAGCCGTACCTACAGACCATCTATCTGTTGACTCATCCCAAACAAGATAAGCATTAGCTACTGTGCCTCTTTCAACTTCAAGACCTGCATCAGCACTTGGAGTACTTCCTGAATAGTCTTTGTTTAAAAGAAGAATATTATCTTTAAATACGACAGTTGTACTATCTACAGTTGTTGTAGTACCTTGTACAGTAAGATCTCCAGTTATGATTACTGCATCATCAACAGTAACAGTTGCTCCGCTAGTAGATAAAGTATCTCCAGTTAAAGTAAAGTTTCCTAACTTACCATCTACATAACTTTTAACCGCACCTGTAGTAGATAAACTTGTATTGCTTGTACTTAATGATGTGCTTGTTTCTATAGAAGTAACACTTTGGCCTGTAGCAAAACCAACACCACTAGCAGTAACATATAGTTGAGCGCCTAAACTACCAATTTGAAAACTAATATCATCGTAACTTTGTCCTGAAGCAGGAACAATGTTCATCCCACTAACACCGTCATCGCCTCTTAGTGTTAAAGCCTCACCTTGTATTAATAAACCACCGCCTCCTACTTCTCTTATTTTTGCTGTACCAGAACCAGAAGTGTCATAGCTTATTTGTAAATTTTGAGAATTACTTGCACCAAACTGTATATTTTGGTTATCTCCCATTACAATATTATTAGAACCAGATGCGTTTCCTGCCGCTAACGTAGCAGATAAAGTATTTGCAGAAGTAGTATCGCTCCAAGGAACGTTAACAACTAAGTTATCACTACCGTCTACTTGAACTTTATATGTACGATTAGTAGTAGTTGTAGAATTTTGTGCGGCTTCAGAATTTGTTCCGTCAACATTGGCATTAAACGTAGTTCCAGAAAGACTAAGTCCTGTTCCTGCGGTGTACTGAGTATTTACCCAAGGTACGTTAACAACAGCTTGTTGAGAACTGTTAAGTTGAATACCATAAGTTCTTAATGCCGTTGTAGTTACAGCATTGGCAGATGTAGATTGCGCTGTACCGTTGTATAATTTAATTCCACCTAATGCAGTAGTTGTTGCTACACCTTGTAAATAACGACCATCAAGATCAACAGTTTCATCTAAGTTTGTACCAACCTGATTAATTTTTAATATACCAGTAGAGGTATTAAAACTAAGTCCGCCAGTTTCGATTGATCGATCTGTAAAATACTTACCACCAATAGCATCTACATTAGAAGTAGTCCCCCCCGGTCTGCCAATCCACAATTTATTACTGCTTGCAGAATATGCTAATTCAGCATTAGTAAGTGTAGTCGGAGCATCTGTACTTGTACTCTGTTTGATTGTGATTGTTTGTGCCATTTTCTTGCTCCGTGTTTAAAAGTTTCCACCCTCAAGGGTTGATGTGTTATTTAAATAATTACTATCATTATTAAATTGTGAGATTGCTCCACTTACATTAGATAGTACTCGTGTTGCATTAATAAACGTTGTGCCTCCAGCCGCATACCCAACAGTATTGTTTAACAAACCTGTCATTGTATCGCCTGTTTTTTCTACAAATCCTGATCCAGAAAATGACTGCGCGGCTACTGGCTCACCTGTAACTGAGTCAAATCCTAAAAACTTACCTTTACGACTATCCTTTAAAGGTAGCTCCATACTTCCAGAAGCTACATCTTCATCTTTTAATCTTAATGATCGATTGATCGCAGTTTGTTGTTGATTAGTTGCAAGCCATAATCTATCGTAATCATTGTTTACTTCATTAGCTAAGAACGCACCGTTAGCTTGATATGCTGTATCTCTGTCTAAATCCATAGACATGAGTATGTTTATTGTTGTACCCTGTGTAGGGAAGATAGGATTGTTGTTACTATCTACTAATGTAAATGTAATAGTACCGCCTGATCCTACTCCTACATTTTGTACTGTGTAGTGTGTATTTAAGGTTTGTACAACACCACCCAATAAAACGGTAACGTCTGTAGCATCGTTTAACTGGAACGTGTAGCTATACACATTTTGATTATTTCCTGCGGTATAATCGTTCCTAGTAGTGTTTGCTGTTACTGTCATTTTGGCCTCATATATTTTGCCAATTATACTATTTTAGGGGTTATAAATCTTCCAAAACTTCCATTGGAGTTTCTGCTGGAGCCCACCAATACTCTTGACCAAACTCTTCATAACGTTTTGTTCTAATTCTATTTAATGATGATTGATAGTCTGGATCAGCCATTAACCTAATATTATCGAACATTGAATTCATAAATAATTGTATTTGCCACGGATCAGGAGCTATGTCTTTAATAAACTTAGCAGACTCACCAAGCACATTTGTTTCATCGCCTGTAACTGCTTCTCTAATATTTCCAATTGTTAATTTATAAGTGTCGTTAGTAAGACTTGCCATTGGACCTAACAGTGTTTCAACAAATCCGCGACCATATTTATTAACGTCTGATACTACATAATCAGCAAACAAACTACCTGAACCACCTTGCACAAAAGCAGTAACCCAATCTTCTGGATCGTCCATTGGTCTAGGTTCTCGACCAGCCGCTAAATCTTTTATTTGTAATGCAAATGCACCCATTAAAGTTGTTGCTGTAGCAAATGACCCTAAATACATCATTTTACCGCCTGTAGTTGCTTGTGTTGCTCCACGGTATAAATGAGTTGTAGCAATAGTAATAGGGAATGATTTAATCATCATAGCTGATCGTGAAATTTGGCCCCAAATTGTACCTCTTTCTGTTCCTCCAGTAGCAATTGCTCTTACTCTTGCATCAGGAGTAGGTACTGCATAATCTGTTTCTGACAAAATCATAGAATGAAATTTCATGCTTTCATCTTTAGTTAAGTCAGCAAACTTAGAGCCACGCAAATCTAATGGCTTAGTTGCTCTAAAATTATCCCATTCTGCTTTTGTAATTTGATAGTTTTTAAATGCACTTTGTATAACAGGATCAAGCTCATCAAATGTTTTTGCAAAATTGTCAGATAACATTCCAGCAAATTCCATTCCAAATGCTTTACGGCCTCCTTCAGTCCATGCTTCTAACCCTGAAAATCTTAATACAGCTTCAGCAGTTTTTGCACTTGCTCCAGTTCCATAAGTATCAGAAAATCTATTTGCAGAATGAGCGCGTCCAAACCACCCATCAAATATTAATCCCATTCTAGCCGCAAAAATTCTATCTTCTTCATTAGCAGGATTCATTAATTTCATCTGTCTAGCAAATACTTTAGCAACAGGAATTTTATTGTAATTAGCAGTTAATGCTGTTGTAGCTAAATCAGTTACAGAAGACAATGTTGCGCCACCAAGTTTAGATGCTACTTGAATATTACGTACAAATTGTAATCCATCAGCTAAAGTAACTAACTCACCGTTGTTAATATCACCACTTACTGTTTTATAAACAGCATTTAATGTAGCTTTAGTTCTATCTTTAACAATTTTATTTTTAGATATTTCTAACTTTTCTGCTTCTGTTTTTAAAATTTCAAATGTTTGTTTTGGATTAGTTCCAAACACACGCATTAAAGCCGTATCATTACCCATAGCCTGTATATGATCTGTAAGGGTAGTTAATATGTCACCCTTACCAAATTCATTTTGATAGGCCATCCAAGATTCTGCATCTTTAAAATATAAAAATCTTTTTTCAGAACCTTTGCGAGATAATTTAGTGCCTAGGTTGCGAATAGTAAAATCTTTAGCCTTATTAAGACCACCTGTAGATATAGTTTGATATACATACTTTAATGAATCTTCAAAATTAGCATTAGATAGCACTCGACCTTTATCATCTACCATTTGATTTCGATCTAACTTGTCAATTATAAATGCGCGCCAATCTTCATATTTAACAGCGCGGACTCTTCTTAAATCATGTGCTTGAGGTAATAAGAATTTTTCGTTTTTAGAAATACTGCCGCCCATCACATTAAATTCATCACGCATATCGTCAACAAGTTTTAACCAATTACTTGCAGATTTGGTAATTTCTGCATCATCAATAGTTTCACCATATACAGCGCGTATAAATTTATTTAACCCTTCTTCGTCTTGAGACAAACCGAACATTCTTGTTCTAAACATAGATAAAGAATCAGACCATTTAGCCATATATTTTTTTGTATAAGCTTTACCAAGCATATCTACATTAAGATAACTTGCCTTGCCGCTTATGTCTTTTACCATTAATGACATTAATCCAGTCATTGCATTATTAGAGCCATGCTTTTGAATGTTATCGAAAGCATCTGCAATACGTATAGATTGAATAGCTTTTTCTCGTTTTTCTCTTGAAATATTTTTAACTAAATTAGAAATAGCATCTTCTGGACTATCAGCCTTTAATATTTCTTGGCCCATTGATTTAGATATTTTTCCAGCTTGCACAGCAACATCAATACATTTGCTATATTTACCGTGAAGTGGATCTAATTGTTTAGGTGATTTAGCCAAGCGCACATACCCTCACTGATTCAATTCCTTCTATCTGATCATCTAATGATTTCATATATTCATCACCGTCTATTAATTTTCCATCAACTAATACACGCCTAATTTCTTGTGCTTCAAAATCAGCAATATCTCTATTGTAATTAGCAGACAATCCTTCAAAATCTAATTGTTCTTTTTGCAAACTTGTTTTAGTTGCTATAGGAGCAGGAGGCAATTGGCTGACAACATAATCATCATAAGTTAATGTTGGACCATTCATTTGATTTTCAAATTCTTTGTTTTGTCTAAAAATGTCCATATCTTTTTCAACATTACTACGAATAACTTGGCCGTAATATTCTTCTAAAACAGTATTCTCATTAGACAACTCATTAATATGCATATTAATGTTATCAATTTCAACTTGTGCAGTAGGGTCTTTTAACATTTTAGGATTTCTAATAATGCTATCAAGCAAATCAATAGCATCATTCATATCCATAGCATCATAACCAACTTCACGCAATCTCTCAGCAAGCAAATCTGGTGAATAACCGCCAGTTTTCCTAAATACAGGCTTACCAAAACCCCCTGCAATTTTTTGCATATCAGCTATGTCGAATCCTGCTTCATTAGCTAATTGTTGTCTATTAACTCCACCATTTTCAGCAATCCATCTTGCCCAAGTTTCATTTTCTTTTTTAATAGTAGTTATTTTTTTTTCTAATTTAACTATAGTTGCATCTCTAGCATCTTCTAGTTTTACATACTCTTTGTTTTGAAATGCATCATATTCTTTTAAAATATCATCTTCTATTCGAGCAGGTAATGCCGCTTTTTGTTCAGCTAGTTGTGTACCCATCCTGTCTAAAATGTTTATTGATTCTTGCTCTGGGGTTAACCTAACCTCAGCATTAATTTTATCAGTCGGCTTAGGAGGGCCAACAAACTCTGACGCATTCTTAGAAAGGTTTCTAAAGTATCCAGAAATCCCACCTACTGCCCCACCAAGAAGCCCTGCACCTATAGCTGTAGTGCCAATAGCCATTAAAGCATCTTCAAACTCATAAGGTGAATTAATGTCGTGCTTGTGCTTATATACCAGTGGTTGAATAGCAGACTCAGAGGCTAAGGCAATAGCGGCTGTGTTTCTACCTGTCATTAATGCTTGGCTTAATGTACTCATCCCTTTGTAAGCAGTACCTACACCTATACCCATAGTAGCTACGTTAATAGGATCAAGCATATAACCACCCATGCTTCCTAAAAACTGTGCAAATCCATTGCCACGCTCTATAACATCTTGGTTTTCTTCTCTGCGCTTGCGTAGTATTTCTGTGCGTTCGTCATACAATTCACGGTTAGTTTTTATAAAGCCTGTATCTTCAGCTAATCTGTCATAATCAAGTTCACCAGTAATATCCGTATAAGGGTTTAAATCAAAACCCTCGTTAGACATTTTAAATATTTGTTGATTTCTGTCGTCATATCCCTGACGATTTAACAAACTAGAAACAGATAACTCTTCGTCTATAACAAAACCAAACGCTGAACTCATAGTCTCAAAAAAAGTAGGGTCTTCACGAAACTCTTGTGGGCCAAGCAAATTCTGATAATAATCGCGCTGATCTTGATTAGAAAGAATTGGCATTATTTATCTCTAGTTAATATTGGAGTTAAAAACTTTTTGCGTCTAGCCTCTACAAAAGAACCGCTTTCTTTAGAGCTTTTCATGTCATTAATTTTTTCTTGCGTAACATTAAATATTATTGGCGCACCGTCTTCCCCATAAATAGGAATCCCAGAATCATTATAAACGTGGTAATTACCTTGGCCTGCAATAGCTTTAATTTGACCGTTAGGAAAGCCAAGAGAATCAAAATAAGCATCAAGATCGTAATCAGGAATACCTCTTGGTAATTGTGTCTGATATCCTCGGATCTTTTTTACACCGCCTGTAACAGCTTGTATAGCCGCTTTAAACTTAGAAGGATTGTATTGGTCTTCTCCAGCATCTAACGAGCCGTAGTAGTAATTAAGAGCCGCATCAAGGGTATCTCGCTTATCATTAGGCCCGTAAACAGTACCAACAATATCATTAAAATCTGACATATATCTATCAGATGATTTTAGTGTTGTAACTAATTTGTTAGCTAGTAAATCTTGTCCTTTAAATATAGTTTCTTGAACAACACGATTACCACTTGCCGCCGCCTGTGAGAATACACCCTGCTGTTTAGGTGCAATTTGACCCCATAAAGCTGAGTTACTACCAAATACATTAACTAATTCTATTTTTTCAGCAGGTGTCATTTGTGTAATTGTATTACTTAATGCACTAGCTTCATTATCTGTAAGCGGTGACACCGCAACTCCATAATGTGCAGAAGCTAATTTAGCTTGTTCTTGTCTTTTAGCAAATGCTTCTTGATTTGCAGGGCTATCAAAATCTTCAGCTAATGGATCAAATTCTATAGGCTCTCCTAATCCTTGAGCTACGTACATACTTATACCATCTTCTCTAGCTTGCCTATTAATATCTGCATTAGCAACTAACATGGCTTTATAAGCATCGGCACGATCTAAACCACCTGTTCGTGCTGATTCAAGCATTTCATTTCTAGCTTGCAATGAAGCAGTAGCAAATATTCCTATTTCATCTGCTAAAAATAACTTTTCTTCTAAAGGTGTACCTTTAGCCATTTCATATATAGCTGTTCTTTCTTGCTCATCAATAGGCTGTCCTAAAGTTCTTGATGTAATGTAATCTTGTACTTTTTCAGAAGTTTCTTTTGTTGAAACTGTTTTGGTTGCTTGTAACCTTGAGTTTTGTCTATTTAAATCTTGTTGTGCACTAATTTCAAATGATCTTAATTCTTCCTGAGAATAGCTACTAGGAATTGATTCTTTTAACATTTCATCTAATGCTGTCATAGCGGCAGAAACACCATCTTTTTCAACAATAGCATCTAACTTTGATAAACGAGTTTGCTCATATATTTTATTTTTTAATTTTCTTTTGTCTTCTAATACACGACTAGCATACTCAGGACTAGCTTCAGCTAAAGCATCCATAGTTAACAACAACAACTCTGACTCAGAATTAACTAACTCTGTATCTCCTTCACGAGCTAAGTTTGCAATATTTCTAACACCAGTATTAATTGAATCAGTTAATGTAATTATATTTTTGTTATTAGCTTCAGTTAAAAAGTTTTTGTTTAATTTTTCTTCGGCAGAAAATATTCTGCTTGCAAGAGCTTCGTTAATTCTAGGTTGAGATTCAGGAGGCAATAGGTTAACAGTAGCTTGCCTGTACGCATTAGCATCGCTTGCAAAACCTTGTGGATTGTCTTTGTATTTTTCTTCTAATTCTTTTATTTTTATATCAGAATCAATACTTATTTCTGCTAAATATGCATTAATAGCATTACGATTAAATACTTCAGATCCATAACCTCTACGTGTAGGAACTTCGCCAAATACTTTTTTACCTTCTTCGTCTACAGTAATAGCTTGTTCTACAGCTTCTTGTGCTTGCGCAGGAGCCTCACGTTCAGCTTTAGCAATACCAAATTCTTCAGCTATACCACCTACTTGCTTTGCTAATCCAGCAAGAGCTTGCATACGTCTAGCCGCAGAGTCATCTATCCCAGTAGGACGGAACTCTCCATAAAAACCAACACGTTGTTGTCTAGGTTGTTTTGCCATTTATATTTTCCTATTCGGGCATAGCTTTTGCAGTTTTTCCAGCTCCATCTAACAAGGTAGAAGTTGCTCCTATATTAGCGGTACTTCTAGCCATAGCTCCTTGTCTGCGTAATTGAGCTTGTTTTAATTTATCGGATACAGCCAGCATACCTTCGCTTGCGCTAACTTGTTTTGCGCTTTCTAAAGCAATACTTTCAGGTGTTACACCAGATACTCCACCAGCCGCCATAGACACTGCATTAGCCGCAAGGACTTTATTTAACTCTTGCCGTCTTTGTAATTCACGAGCTTCTGCCGCTAACTTTTCTTCTTCAGCTTGACGCTCTAAAGATTCCTGTTGCGCTTTACCAGCTTCAACTTGACCGTAAACACTAACTGCGGTGCTAGTTGCTATTGCCGCTACTATAAAAAATGACATCTAAATATCCTCTGGCTCTAACAAAGCCTTTTCTATCTCGTCTATATCAGTTAAATGTGTAGGATGATATGTAATCCAAACACAGTCTGTTTCAGCGTATATAACACGCTTAGTTTGCGGAATAGTTTCTCCCATAAACGGAGCTTCTATATCCATGTTTCCAAATTGGCTAGATACTTTACATCTGCCTTTTACTACCATGTACAAGTGTGTAGTTTTGTGTAAAGCTCCTACCAAACATACGCCAGCAGGAATAAATAACTCTCTTGCATACAATCCATCGCTAAAATGATGTTTTGTTTCTAACTCTATTGTGTCTCCTTTTAACATAAGAGACTGTAATTTTATAATATCATCTTGCGCTGTTACTTCATTCACGAACTAATCTCATATCCAATTGCTTGCAGATGGAATGGTGTTGGGTCTGGTATTGTAATAATAGGAGTAACTTCTCTATCCCATCCGTTACCACCGTGGTTATCTTCTATAATTCCTGTAGAAGGTATAAGGGATGAGTTTAAAGGGCTATTCCCTGCATCTCCAAACGTTCTAACAGGTACTAAGTTTCCATCTATATAAACACCAGCACTATTGTAAACACGCAGATTCATGCGATCTATACGCTTCTGGTTTAATACTGTTTGCGAGCCATTAGGCGATCTTGTGTTTAATGGCATTCCTCTAATTTCACAGTTAAAGTTTTGCCCTACTTCTATCACATCTGTTAGTGCGGCTTCAGTAGATGTTAATGTAATTGTTCCTGTAGCACTTACTGTTCTAGATGGAAGACTACTATTACCAGCTACAACCTCTACCGTATCTCCAGCTAAATGTGAGAGGCCAGACAACGTAGTGCTATGTGGTGATGTGTATTTAACACTGCTGTCCATTTTGTAATCAAAAGTCATTTGATCTATAGTAAAACGATTTATATCTCTCTGGCTATAAGTAAACAACGTATTATTTACCGTTACACACTGTTTAAATAAATCTGCTCCACCGCTATCACGTACTTGGTTAAACTTTGTATAACCGTTTATATCTTGATCACGCAACGTATTTAAAACAACAGCCGTACCATCTTGGTTTATAACAAATACATAGTTAGCATCTTCTGATGTTGTACTTGTTACTATGTCCATATCAACAGGACTAACTATTAAATGTGACGCTAATACTGATAAATCAATACTACGATATGCATCTTCATTGTAGTCATACAAGTATTGTCTTAAACTCCTACCATTGCGATCTACAAATAAAATAGCGCCATCTAATGCTGTAGTAGGGACGTTAATACTAAAACTACCATGCTGTGTTTGTTGTTGTATATTAATCGTTGTAGGCGTGTTACCTGTAACTTTGTACTCTGCACCCTCTGTAAATATTTGTAATCCACGATCACCTACAATATCTACAATATCACTTTGCGATCCATTTATACTTACAAAAATAGCTTCGTCATCATCGCCTTCTTCAAGATAAAAATCTAAAAATGATCCAGCTTTAGATGCAAAAACACTTTGAGGCTTGTCTCTTGTTCCACCAAACCATAATCGCCCACCAGCAAATACACCGTTTTTAGGATAGCCTCTAGTAGCACTCCATACATCTTCTTTACGAGGGCTTCCTTGCGTTGTAATAGCAAACGTTACTTCATTGTTATTTCCGTCAAGATCAGAAGTAGGAAATCCTGTCCACACTTGAAAAGATTTAGTAGACTCACCTGAAACAGTAATTGTAAATACATCGTTAGAACCAGAAACTGCAACACCTGTATCACCAAATATAGGCATTTCTTGTAAGTTTTTTTGTATGTTAAATGCTGTTGATGTCGTATCACCTGTATATGTTATGTTTTTACTGATAACAGATTCAATATCAACTTGAAATCTATCTCCTTTAGTAAAATGCGCTAATGTCATTGTTGTTACATAACTTATAGGAACAGGACTAGAAGCATCATTAAAATCAAACTGTGGCACATTTAAAAATGGCGCATCATCAAATTTAAATATATTGTTGCCGTTTAAATTGTATATTAATCGTTTAACAGGCACATTTTCGTTAAACATAAGTAATACGTTTTCATTACTTGCTACACGATTAGGAAAATTAGTTCCTATGTCTGTCGCTACATCTTGCTTAAATGTAGGTATGTCATTTGCAACTTGATATATTCGCAAATTGTTATTAGTAAATAAAAGCAAATAACTACTGTAAATGCTTATTTCAAATTTATGCATTTTTATTTGACTAGAAAACGCGCCAGTTACATTGTAGAAATGCATCTCTGCTAACGAAACATTGCACGTACCTAAATCTGTAGTACCAACTCTAGCTAATCTCCAATCTTGGTCTAAGAAAGGGGTAGGCACACCATTGTTTAAAATGGTAACTCTAAGTGTTTGTTCAAAATCAGTTAACGTAGGAACATTAGCAACCGTAATCCATGCACCGCCAGTTTGTTGATATTGGATAACAAACTCATCGCTAGTAGCATTAGCAGTAGTTAGTTTAATGTTAATTAAATCTATGTAAGCAATAGTTTGTTGGCTGGTAAATTGATAAGACGCGACAACAAAAGGATTAGTAGTTCCTATTCCTGCTGTAGTAGTGCTAAAAGTTGTAAGGTCATCATCATTTAGATTAGCCGCAGTACCACCACTAGGTATAGAAGCTGTAGGAGCAGAATACTTAGCAACTACTGGTGCTGGAGTTGTTACAAACTTAAAGCCTGCTCTACGCTTTTCTCCTCCTTGTGGGACAGTAACAACATTAGTAGCAGTTTGTAAGCCTTGGTAGTATTGATCAAGATCTGTTCGACCTTTTACAATTGGCGATAACTCACCACTTACAAAACTATTTTGCAAAAAGTGACTTTTAGCCATTAGAACCTCACATCAACAAACGGCCTACTGGTAAGCGGAGTGATAGGATGTTGTTGAGAATCAGTGTAACGCGCCATATTAGATGCGTTAATATATTCTTCATTCATCAATTGTTTGGTAGAAGCACTGTCTCTAATAGACATAGCAAAGTCTTTAGCTAGTGCGTACTCAACCATTTTAGAAAAGTATGCAGGCCATGTAGCCTCAGATACAGTATAGATGTAATCGCAGAATAAATTTGTGTCATAGTTACAGTAAACGCGATCACCAAGAATTTGGTAATTAATGCTAGGGTTCATTTTAATAAACACTAACAAGTCAGATGGCAGTTGATACATAACATCGTATTCAGTGCCTACTGGTGTTTCATTAATTTTAGATAGCTGTGCTTTTTTACGTGCAAATCCCCAACGATACTTTGTAAGCTCATTGTGAACAATGTTGTCATATAGATTGTTAGCAACAGTTTGTGCGCGAGTGTTGCCAGTTAACGATGTAATAGGCAAATCACCAATTAAAATTAAAGCATTAGAAATTAAATTGATTTTACTTGCCATAATAGACCTTTATGTAGATAGAAAGGGGGCCGAAGCCCCCAATCAGTTAGGCATCACCAAGAGCAGTGCCAGAAGCCAAATCAATAGAAGAAGTTCCATTGTTTGTTTTTACAAAAGTAGCAGTTACCGCAACACCGTCAGTATCAACAACTAGAACAACATCACCAAGATGAAGTTCACTGATAGCTGAAAGCATATAGTTAGAGCCTGTTACAGTTGCAGGAGCATCAGTAGACGCATACACCCACAATGGGCGAGAGTTTCCTGAACCACCAATTCTAGATAAACCAGATCGTGCAAAAGCCATGATAGTTCTCCTTATACGTTATCTTTGTATTCGACTTTAACTAGACCACCGTTGTCACGGACAACAGATCCAGCTTTGAGCATACCGTTGCACAAGTATGAAGTGCGCTCTGGTACATAGTCGATTGATGTTTTCATGTCGATGCCAATAGCAAGTCCAACAGCATCTTTCTGGAAGAACCAAGAATCAACAGTGTTTCCAGCTACAGTCAAACCACCTTCAGTACGATCTTCAAGAATGATGAAAGTAAATCCAGCTAGGCTGTTCACATCACCAGTTACCAAAGCTTTAATAGTCTGGTAATCAGCGTTAGTTGCTTTCTCATCTTTAAGAAGTCCACCAAGACCAGCAGAGTTAACTGCCGCGTATAGGTTAGCATTTTGTACACCGTTCTTACGCAATGCAACTTGAGCTTCAATAACCTTGTTCATGCTTAGAGCCAATCCACCGTGAGCAATGTCAGCCGCATCAGGATTAGAAGAGTTCATAGCATCAATAACAAGTTGATCACAACGACGGCCAAGAGCCCCAGCGATAGTGCTTGCTAGTTCTTGCTTCTCATCGAAGTTAACGTCTTGTTGGTCAAAGATGTCAGTGTATTCTGGAGCGTTCCAGTTAGAAAGTGAAGCGATTTTAAATTCGTGCGCTACGTCCATTGGAGTTACTAGATCAGAAGTAGACTTCTGGTTAGCAAGACCTTTGCCCATGCGACGGAACTTGTAAGTGTCACCAACTACATTGTTACGAATAGTAACAGCAGGCTTCATTAGCCCCATGCCTTGATAGGCGTGTTTTACCATAGAGTCAAACTCAATGACTGCTACGGACGATAGTGTTTTACTCATAATAATTTCCTCGAAAAAGAGTAATTTAAAAAGTTTTTCAAGGTTTTAGCTGAGTACCCAGTAAATTGGTCAGCATTCAACCTAAATTTACTGGGCTATAGAGATAGGTATCCAGTTTTTGAATTATACACCTTTTATGGTATATCAATCAATGTTTACTGTGCTTCACCCCAAGCTTGCATAAGCTTCTGTATTTTACGCTCATGCTCAATGTTAGTGCTACGCAGTAAGTTACCATGATCATCTTTCTTAAACATTTCAGCTTCGATAGATTCCCATGACAATCCAGCAGGGGCTACATCGTTTTCAGTAGGCAGTTTAACAGGTGCAGTTGCGCCTACTAACATTTCGATTAGTTGAATGTTTTCTGCTGTTGTAACTAAATCTTTTGCTTTTTCGTAAGTTTCTGCATCAAGGTTATTTTTCATAAACCCATCTACATTGTTAATACGATCTTGCGCGTTGTCTCCTAATTTAGCTATTTCTGCTTCTTGGTTAACTTCTTGTACAGCATCATCTTGTGCAGATAACAAATCCCATGCGCGTCCAAATGCTTCTTGCGACATATTGGTATCATCTGCAAAAGTTATCAACTCTTGTAACAATGCATCATCATTGTCTACACCTTCAGGATGCATATAACCATCTTTAGGCGTACCTTTAAAACCACCAAACTTTTTTTCTAACTCAGCATATCCTTTAGCTTGATCAGCTACTGATTTATACTTGTTAGCATTAAACCACTCTGGGGTTTCTCCTGTTCCTTTTACATCTTCTGTTAAAAAATATTCACCTTCTGCTACTTCTGGAGTTGATTCATTTAGCAGGGTATCGCTTTCTGCGGCCTGTTGTTCCATAATCGTTACCATTTATTTATAAAATTTCAGCTTGTTGAATTTGATTTATAAGAAATTTAACTACTCCTGCCTCACCATTATGGTATGCAGACTCGTAATTAATGTTTGTAGAGGAAAAAGAAGTATCATTGTTGTAGACAAACCTAGCAGTCAGATCAGCTAATACTTGTTTTCCATCCTCATCATTAAAACACCGATGATATGCTTTCGCAAGATTAGCTACTTTCTCTCTGTTTTTAGCGTTGTCTTTTTGTGCGCTTTCTACATCTAATTTAACTTGTTCAATCTTGTCCCAAGTCATACTTGAGTTTGTCCTTGCATTGGTGGTTCACCAGTATCCATGCCTTGTTGTGCTACTTGCGCTCCAGCTTGTATTATTTGCTGTTTTTCCATAGGACTTCTTACTAACTCAGCAGGCATACCAGCTTTTTCTGCTACCCATGTTCCAAAGTCTTCTAACTTAAATCCTATTTTAGCTTGATCAGGACCAGCATTTTGTAATACAAACTGTACAGCTTGTTGCACATTTAGAATGTCTTCACTATCTTGCGCGCGAGCTAACGGTGAGGTAAATTTAATTTCTATATCTCGACCATCTAATTGTAAAGGCTGTAACAATCCTCTACGTGTCAATATAGACGCTACGCGTTTTATTATAGGAATAAGTACTTCTGTTTGCAAACGTCCAAATGCAGAACCTATTCTTTTAGCAAGTTCTCTAGACTCAATAGCTACTTCTGTAGCAGATCTAACAGCACCACTAGGATCTCTAAGATCGTTAAACAAAGATCGTTTTATAGCCATTTGCATATCATTGATAACAAATTGCGGTAATTGTAAGTTAGCTCCTGTATCTAATCGACGAATAGAAGGATTAGAGGAGTTATTAGAACCAACTGGAATAACAACTCCCGGACTTATGCTAATATTGTATGGATTAGTTACACCATCATCTGTAGCTGTGTACATTCCTGCAAGGTCTATAGCGGCTTTTTGTAATGAAAATTCTTTTGCTTTGTTTAAAGATTTAACATCAGGCAGTGCTTGTAATGCTGGACCACGGCCACGTATCTCACCAGCTACTTTAGAGTAACGACCAGTAACCCAAGGGCTAGATGCGCCAAAGTCTTCCATCCAGCTAATACGATCTTCTTTACCTACCCATAAGCAACCGTAATAAGTCTTAGCTTTAGGCAGATAAACAACGCCTTCACTGACATCTACTTCAGACTCTGGATGACTTTTAATTTTTTCTGCAATTTCTTGTGATGGCTTAAATCCTTTCCACTTTCTAGATAGGTCACGCACTTTTACTTTAAATCTACGCCAATGTGTTTCTACATTCCCATACGGACCTTCTTCAAATGCAATACCTTTTTGTGGGATAGCAGTAAATATAATAGGCATATTGTTATCAGGGTCTTCATCTATTCTTAAAGTACCTGTTCCTATAAGAAGATCAAGAGCGTGTTCATAGAACTGTGTAGCAAAGTTAGATCGATTAATGTAATCAAAGATAATATCAGATTGTTCTTCTAGGTTAGATCTTATATCTTCTTCTGATACGTTGTATTGACCATTTTTTAACAATAATTTAACTTGATTAGATGGTTCTAATGTAGCCCAACGAGACCATATAGGTGCAATGTTTTCTTGTAACTTACTAGCACCTTGTTGAATAGCTTCTAGCGCAGTAGAGTCAAAAATTTTATCCATCTTCTTTTGACCAGCACGAGAGTCCTCAAACAAGTTTCTATTAGGAAGAAAGTATTCATAAGCATCATCAAGTTGATCACTCCAATATGTTGCTCTTTCAAATGCTTTTGATTCACGCCTTTTGAGGTCTGTTAGAGAACCTAACTCTGCTGGTAATTTCATTTAGTTTTTCTCGTTGTTCTTCTAGTTGCTGACGTAACTCCAGAATAACCTCCAGCCATACTACTACTGCCTGTAGATCCTGCCCCCATCATGCTACGTTTTGCACCACCACCAGAAGCTTTAGTTGCTTGAGCTAACAAAGAAGATGCACCTAACTTACTTCTTGCCGCGGCCTTTAATCTTTTTTCACTTTCTTCTATTTCTTCGTCTAACATACGCGAAGTTCGCTGTTCTGCGGCTAACTCCTGAGCAGTAGGCTCTGGTGCTTTAGGTCGTTTTAGAAATCCCATGATGTTTCTCCAAATATTTTAACAATTGATATGGCGTTAAGATAAATGGGTTGCGAATGCCCAATATCTGCTTAGTATGTCCAACACAAGTATTCAACATAAATAACGAATGCTGATTTTCTTTAGGTTTAATTTTTAAAATACACTTACTGCCGATTATACTCTTTTCGTCAGTCGTTGTGAATAAATCAAATCCACTACAATTTTTAGCAAACACTAAAAAACCTTGTCCAGAGGGTTTAACAACGTAGCAATGTCTTATATCTTTCTTTAAATAACGACTCCACCAGTTAGTTTGATCGTCTTCAAAGATAACATAGACATCAGAAGACATTAAAATTAACCTTTGCTGTTACAGGTTTAGAAAAGTTTTGTGATGCCCGTAGTGCTTGTCTGCCCTCACCTTCGCCTTGTAGTGCGTACTCTAAGGCTTCAACAGGGTGTGAGTATTCATTCTTATCGGGTTCATCAGTGTATCTTTCACCACTGGCTTGTACTCTTCTATAACAGAATCCACCTTGCAATCCTTTACGGATCATAGAAGCTTTAGGTAGGACAGTGAATCTAGGCTTACCATCCATGCACATTTCTTTCATAGGGACTTCTAATGCGGCTCTACGTTTAAGAGGGTCATTACTTTGTGTAGGTTGACACGGAATCCCTGCGGCTCGCATAATTTGGAAAGGTGTTTCAGAGTTAGATTGGTTTTTATTGTTACCAGAAGGATCACCCCATCCTTTAAATTCGTGTTCAGGGTATGTTTCTTCAATGTATCGTTTTAACGTAGGGGCAAAGTCAACAGCACCAGAGTCAGTTAACACCATTTCATCAAAACATATCCAACGGCCTATAGATGTTTTTTGAATAAATGCACAAGCAGGAGTACGACCAAAGTCAAACCCTAAGATAATAGGGTAATCAATAGAAGGTTTAAATTCTAAATGCTGACAATGGACTGAATCCGTATACATTGGGTGTACAGGTTTACCGTTAGAGACAAATCCGTATTCATTAGCGAGGTTTACTTTAATCCAATCGTCTGTTTTCCCTTGTAGTCCTCTTGCATAATACCCTTTAGGAAGGTTATCAAGGTTTTCAGCTTTTTCATTAATAATCCAATCTTCACCATTTTTCAAAACTCCACCAGATTGTCTAAAAAATGACCAATCATCAGGTCTTTCTATCTCTGCTAGTTTAAAATACCAATGATCTTCATCAGGAGCGTTACTATCTCCTATGATTCCATGATGTGTAGGACGTGCACCCTCCTTGTTAGAGGGATATCTACCATGTCTAAGGTCTAACATATCTAAAACAGCCTTAGAATGCTCTTTAGTTTCGTTTAACCACACCCATGTAGTCTGTATACCCCTAGCTTTCTTAACGTGTTCAGGACGGTCGAACGCAATAAACACAACATCACAGTGGACAGAGGTTCCATCATCTAGTTTAAATCGTATAAAGTGTGTAGGAGGCTCTTTATTACCTTGTTTGAAGTCACCTAACTCTCCGTGTATTTCTAGCCAATCTTTAATCGTAGTAGAAAACAATTCAGAATAGGTGTTACGAGCCGCAATAACCCTTGATAAACGAACATTGTAGTTTTTATGCTTCTTATCTTTGACAGGTTCCTGTTCGCACATTAAGTCAAACAGTTTTAATATACATTGAACCGTTTTACCTGAACCCAATGGACCCATAATAAATGAGTTTCTTGCACGGCAATCATTAAAATCTTGAAGGACTTGACCTTGAGGCATCAAGTTATATTCGATTCTCATCGTGACCAGTTTATTTTATCGTAATTAAGTTTGAATGTTTCTCGACTACTGGATGTAGACTTTCTAGGGTGACTACCCTTACCACCATTGTATTCAGGAAAGTGTCTATCTCTTGTTTCTTTGTCTAACTTATGAACTAAATTTGGACCTTTCTTGCCCATTTACCATCTCCCACATATACACTCTTCTTCTAAACAAACACACTCACCAGACATCTTTTCATGCAGTATATATAAAACTTCTTTCATTGCATAATGATCTTTATCTATTAACGCTGTACAAAATGCCTCTATTAATTCGTAATCAGAATCCGTAATAGGCTCATCTGTATTTAAATCAATCATCAGCTAACCAATCCTTTATAATTAATGACTTTGCTAATTCTAAATAAAACAGCTCCTGTTCACTTGTAAGCGTACTTCCTACCTCTACCCCTACATCGCCTATACTTATTAAAAGAAAGTCCTTAGAACGCTTTATATGAGCTTCTATGAGGTCTTCTGCATCAGGTCTAAGCTTTATTATAGTCATCTAATTTTTTTTTGCGGGGGACATATATACATCACATCGCGCCACTTTCGGGGAGGGGGGTCCCTTTCTTATTGCGCATTGTCATTG